AGTAAATTTGAAGCTTCTTTATCTAAACCTTTTTTTCTTAATTTATCATAAAAATCTAATATAGATTTACCATGTAATTTATATGATTTATCAATATTCTTTATATCTTTTTTATATTCAAAGGCGGGGCCTTCATTGATAGAATCCTTTTTATATCCAAATTCATCTTTTATAGAATTTAAAACTTCATTTACTTTAGGTTTTGATACTTTCTTAGTGACTTTTTTTGTATCTTCATATCCCATTAGTTTTTTGTAATTCATTCTATTCTCCTCTGAATATATCGTTGATTATGTTTTCAATTTTACAATCGTGACAACACACACCATCTCTTGTACCAACACCTTCGTTTAATTTACCTTCATTTGTTGGTGATAAGAAAGCTCCGTGTGTAGATGGATTTGATACAAAGTCAAAAGCAATAAGTTCAAAGTCTGGTTGAACTTCAACTGAATCATCTTCATTCATTTCTTTTACTGAACCTAGTCCTCTTGATGATATACCTAATTTGATTCCACTTTTGAATAATTCTTTTAAGATGTTACCAGCTGGTGTTCCAAGAACTTCAACAGTTCCCTCTAAATCATCTCCACTCCAATGCATTTCAAGTATGTTGTGAGAAACATTGTTTAGATTCACCACAGACGAGTCAGGATGGTCTAATTCACCAAGAGCTCTTCTTTCCTTTATCTGTACCTCGGCATACTTCTTAGCCTCTCTTACCAAAGTTTCTCTTGGGTAGACTCTACCATTTTGATTTTTAGCTTCTGCTCTTTGTAACACACCTTTAACAACCAATCTACCATCATTGTTCTTCATAGATTCGTTAATTTGTTGTGGTGTTATTTCAAATGGAATATAATCTACTATTACTTCTTTCATTAGAATCCTCCTGTAGCTAATCCACTTTTATATACAAATGTTATACTATCAGCATCTGCTACACTTCCACTCCAAGCAGTTGGATGTATATTTAATGTTGTACCAGAAGCTGCATCATCTAACATTGTAGTATAATTAGCAGCAGTAGTATTACCAGCAGTAGATAAAGAAGCTGATGTTCCACCAAAATGGAATCCAACAGATGTTGTAAGTGTTGTATTAACTAAAACATAACTTGGTGTTTTTGTATATGTACAATGAGTTGGATTTGTTGCTCTATCATATCTATTATCACCTTGAATATCAGGTATCTGTTTTTTTGTATCATTAGGGTCTTGTTTATACAATGGCATTTATTATCTCCTATTTCCAAGCATTTCGTTTTAACCATATATCTCTTAATATATCGCCAACGACATTTCTTATTAATTTTGTTATTACTTTTAAATCTTTTTCTTCGATACTTTCACTTACAAACTTGTATCCAGTTTGTTTTTCTAAATTTTTTTTCTTCTTCTTTTTCATCTTACCAAAAGCAAATGGTGTAGAATATCCAGCTACATTTCCAGTAGTTGTTATCTCTTCTAAACTTTCTTCGTCTAAAAGTTCAAGGGTTAGTTTTTTAACTAACTCTTTAAATAACTTTCTGTTTTTTATTTCCACTTTTTTTCACTTCCTTTACAAGTTCTAAATATCTCATTGTTTGAATAACATATTCATCTTTAACAACATCTGATTTATCTTCTATACCACAGAATTTATCAATAGATTTAATAGCCTCACTCATTTTAATTTTTACAACTTTATCTTGTAATTTTTTAGAATGTGTTTTTAAATCTTTTTTTAATCCTTTTACAATTGTTTCCAAAGTATCTTTTAATGAATTAGTATTAGACACATTGTTAATATACTCTCTAAGTAAATTCTTTTGAGCTCCACTTAATTTTGTATATTTTTGATTGAATTTCTCTAAAAGAGTTTTGTAAGTTAAAATTCTTAAATCTTCATCATCTGGTAAAGTGGTAACAGTTTCTGATAACTTAATAGATTTGTCAGTTGTTGTTACATGTTCCACAATATTAAAATGTGATTCTGTTTTTTGGTCAGGTGACAAGGATTTGTCATATTCGAATAATGTAAAGATAGATGCGTAAGTTTTATAGTGTGGAACTTTTGAAGACATAAACTTTTGAAGATTGTAATTAGATTGAATCTCTTTTATAAGATTGTATCTTTCTCTTCGTAATGTAGAATTGTTTAAATCACCCCTCGCTTTCATAACCTCATTAATAAAATAGTCAGCCTTTGAATCAGACTTAAACTTCTTTGTTATTAAAATATTATACAGAGCAAGTTCTTTACCTAACTCCGTGTGTTCGTTAAATTTTTCTTTAACGATTTTTACCGCTGGTCCATTGTCTTTGTTCAATACATCAGATGTAATCTGCCTTAACAAAAATTCAAACAATAAACCCGTATTACGGATTTTATTATGCTTTACTTTACGCATTGTCGAGTCTCCATTCGTTTTGGATACTATTTATGTAATTATTCATATATAAATATAATGTTTTTATTAAATATCCCAAATTATTCTTCTTCATCTAAAATTATTTCTTCATTTAACATACTTTGATTCTCTAAATCTTTTCCAAACTTGTCTTTAAGTGAATTTAATAAACCTTCTCGTGCAACTATTGTCCCACCTTTTGATGTAGCTAATGGAGAACCACCTTTAAACTCTCGTTTACCATATCGTTCTCTTTCATACTTTGTTGCATCTTTTATGTCTTTGGCATTGTATTCATTACCAAATTCTTTTTTACCAGTTCCACTTCTTCTATCCCCACCATGTTCACCACCTTGTTCTTCCATATCATCAGTTGGTTCTGTTCCTTCTTCGGCTGGGTCTGTTCCCTCAGTTTCAATCTGTTCCATTCTAAATTGTTGTTTTCTATCTTCAATCACACCATTGAATACATTAACTTTTTCTTCATCATTTAACTCAAAAATATTATCATATATCCATTGTCTTGAAAATAATTTGTTTTCAATTAAATCATTTGCAATATCTTTTTTCTGTGTTAATAATTCTAATTTCTCTTGTTGATGTATCATTGATGGATTTGTTAATTCTAATTCAAAATTAATTAATTCTGCATCATCAAATCCTTGTGTGTATAAATGAACAATTGCAATTTTTTCTAATTCAGCTACAATTGTTTTCTGTAGTCTTTCTATTGTTCTAGCAAATCTAACATCTTCTGCTGCTAATGTAGCTTTTGAACCTACATTCTCATCGTATCCTAAAAATGCCTTTGGAACTTTAAGAGCTGCCATCATTTTATTTTTAAGATATTCAACATCATCAATAGCACCTTCATTAGCTAACCCTTGTAAAGTATCAATATTCGTTCCGCTATCACCACCACGAACAGGTAAGTAATAATCTTCTGTAACGGATTCCATATTGTATTTTAAATTATATTCACCATCTGCATTCATCACAGGTGTTTTTTTCATTTTACCAATGATTTGTTGCATAAAGTTATCCACTTCATTTGGTGGAATATTTCCTATATCAACTTTAAATACTCTTTTTTCTGGTGCTCTCATCATTCTATGAATCAACATAGCGTCTTCCATAAGAGTTAATTGTTTAAATACTCTTCTAGCACCCTCTAACATTGATTTACCATAAGGTAAGTAATTTGTGTCAGCTAAGTTTCTAAAGTGAGCTACTTCATAATTTTCATAAACATTATTAGGTTTTGAACTTCTTCTTGTTTCTGAATATTGTTGTATTTCAAATTGAACTAATTTAGGATTACTTGGGTCATGTCCTTCCATTCTATTCACTTCATATACTGAAAGAGGTTTTACATTTACAACTCCATGTTTATCCAATATATCTAAATGTAAGTAGAAATCACCATATTTTGTCATATTTCTAATATAACTCCATAGATTAAATTCAATATTCATTATATCATAAAATAAGTTATGTAGTATTTTAGCGACTTTTGGATTGTCTGTTTTAATTTTTAAAATTCTGTTTTCAATATTATCAACCGTAGATTCATCAGAATAGATGTCTAATGCAGATGATATAATTGGGTCTGCATCCATCAATTCATAATCTCTAAATAATTCTTTTCTTGCAACATCATATGCATTTGCATTTTGTTTAGCTGCATATGAAGAACCACCATATCCACTCGAATTAATTCTATTATATCTATCAATAAAATTAGATGTTAATGCAGTTTGAGAAAACTCAACATCCTTGACTTTTACTTGTCCTGAATCTGTTTTTCTAACTACTATTTGATTTTGGAATAATTTTCCTAATCTCGTTAATATATTTTCGTCTGCCATTTTTTACCTCTTATTTAATTAACCAAGTTAAATCTTCTTTTTCGTCACCAAAGTCCATTTCATATGGATTCTTTTGTGGTTGTCCAGTAGAACCTACTCCAAAACCTGCTGCGTGTTCCGATTTGTTTCCATTTGACTTCAACATTGTATTCATAGTTGCCCATTGTTGGTCATTTTTGTCTTTCTGTAGTCTAAGAGCTGTATCTCTAACCCAAAGTGCTATTGAATAAGACATAACTAAGTCGTCATTGTAACCTTGCATTGCTTCTGCTTTTGATTGTGTAACTCCAGTCTTGTATATAAATACAAATAATTCATCAATTAATCGATTTGAGTGAAGTTTCACTAATTTTTCTCTTGTATATTCTTCCATTTTAGCTATAGCTAATGGACGAGTCTTTGCTGTTGTTGAAAAACCAGGCACCATATTTCTATCTTGTGCTCTGTATTTATTTGTAATGTTGTGTTCCGTATCAACAACTTGCAAATCTTTTGATTGGTAAAATAAATTCTTATATCCTCTATCTATGATGGTTTGTATTGTAGCCCAACCAATGTTGTTGTTCTCAACTACCAATAAAGCATCATTATATTTTGTTGCAACTTCAATTAAGAAGTTTCCATAATCCGTTGTACTCAGTTGTCCTTTATATTCTGCACATTGTTCCATATCTGATACTTCAAATACTTGACAAGCAGAATAGTCACTTCCATCACCACGAGCCACATCAGCAACCACTATATATTCTTTTGTATAATCAGGTTGTCTCCACACCCACATACCTCTATCTATTCCTACCTCTTCAATTGGAGCTTCTATCATCTCATCTTTATACCATTGTAGAATTGCAGGGTCGACTACTGATTGTCCACTTGATAGAAAGTCCGTATCACACTCTTGAGAAGCTTGTGACGGCCCTAAAATCTTATCTTGTTCATCTCTCCACACTTGGTCTCTATCAGGATGGTCTGTCCAATGTAATCTAATGGTATGAAATTCATTCGTACCTTCTTCAGCACCCAACCATTGTTTATGAAACCAATTACCCACACCATTAGGTGTTGATAAAGCAATACATCCACCACCCGTTGATAGTGTTTGTTGTGCCGCAGTCCATATGGTATCAATTCTATCAATGAATGCTGCTTCGTCAATTATCAAAAGGGATAATGCTTCTGAACGACCAGCTGATTCATTTGATGCAATTGCTTTTATTTGAGAACCATTTTTAAACCTTAATGATAATTTATTTATTTCTTCCGTTCCTGTTTTTAACCATTGAGGTAATCCCTCATACATCACTCTTACCTTTGTAACAAGATTTTTAGCAGTTTCCTTACCTGTAGCAATAACAAGAATGTTTTTATCATTATGAAATAACATCAACCATAAAGAGTATCCAGCTGATAAAGTCGATATACCTAATTGTCTTGCTTTTAAGATTATATTATAACGATTGTCTTTAAATTCTGTTAAACATTTTTCTTGAAATGGATATAAATCAAACTTCACCTTACCCTTTGTAGGATGTTGAATGGTACAATACTTTCTCATAAAATGTACAGGGTTGGATGCACATTTCAAGTATTCCCTTTGTATAGCTTGTTTTAAATCACTCATTTAATCTGTCCTGCTAAATATACTGAACCACCTGTTATTATCATTCCACCAAAGAACCAAAGATATTTATTATCATACCATTTTGGTTTTACTAAATCAATCATTTCTTCTTTCCATTGTAATTGATTTTTATAATCATTTATTAACGATATATTTAAACTATCGTTTTTCATATAATCTTTAATTTGAAGATTTAAATTATCCTCTATTTCTTTATATTTTTCTACATCGAATTGAAGTTCTTTAATATTGTTTGTTATATTCAAAACTTCCTCTTCTGAAAAACAAGTTCCTTCACAAGGTTCTTGTGTGAATGAGAAAGATAGTAATAGTATAAATAATAATCTATACATTAATATCCGCCACCTCCAGAAGTTCTTCCTCCACCCATTCCACCAGTTGATGTTTGAGTTCTTGTTTGTCTTGGAGTTGAAGTTCTTGGTTGAGTTCTCATTTGTCTATTATTTCCATTAGAACTTATTGGTCTATTTCTTGTAACAATTGCACCCATATTATTTGGGTCGTGTCCAAGCATTATTTGTCCCTGTTGATGTTCGTGTAAATCAGAACCAATAGGAACTTCTGAACCATCTTCTCTATAATATACAACTCTTGATACAAAAGTTCTTGTAACAGGATTGTTATTTTGTGGAGCTGATGTTGGAGTTTGCACCATTGGTTCTTGTTGGTTATTTGATGTACCACTTGATTTAACAAGTAATCTTGAAAAATGACCCTCATAGGCACCACCTTCTGTAGTATATTCCTCTCCACCAAAACTAACAACTCTTCCATTATAGTTTTCATCTGTTCCATAAATCTTATATACCGTAGTATTTCCATTTGTATGTCCTGATTCATGTGGCATTATTTTTTCTCCTTACTAAAGTTTTTTAAAAAATCTTCTGCTTCTTTTTTTACAACTTTTTTCTTTTTATATTTTTTCTTTTTAATAGTATCTAAATTTTTCTTTTTGCTTTCAAGAGACTTTTTAGTTTCTCTTTTTTTCTTTTCTGTTTTCTTGATTGATTTATTGGTTTTTTTGATTTTATCTTTCAAACCACCCAATCTTTCTTTTTTTCTACCTGCACTCTTACCACTCAAGAAAGCAAAAAGAATACCTCCACATAACACAAAAAATCCAATTACATATTTTTTGACTTTACTAAACATATTATTTACCAAATGGTAATTTATCCCATACAGGTTTAATCACTGCATCGAATATAATATCATCTTGTTTACTTGGGGATAATTTTACGATTTTTTCTAATGTATAAAATCCTAACATTATCCATTCCCAATTTGTCATTACCCATTCCATCATAGTTCTTCTCCTATTGTGTGTTTTTCTTTATTGACATTTCAACATTATCATTTGCCATAGCATTTGCAACTGACATATCAAATATTTTTTCATTTTTTTCAAATTCGTGTTTTTCAAAAATCCATTGCTCCATATCTCTATGAATAGATTCCATATTTTTAAAATCTTTTAATCTTCTGTAAGCGAACCATCTTATTGGTTTGTCAAATTGTAAATCCATTTCATAATTCAATTGACAATGATAACATCTACCATCAGCTTTATGAGTATCTTTATCCCATTTTTTAACTATAAGTTTTTTACAACCAGAACATTTCATATCCCAAGATTGGTGTGTTACATCGGAAGTAGCCAATCTACCTTTTACTTTATATCCATCTCGTTGTTCCCAGGGAGTTCCATCGGAATCAACCCATTTGTCACCAACTTGTCTTGTCTGTTCTACTTCTTGGTCACCAACACCAACTTGTATTTTACTCTTATAGTTTCCATCCAACATATCTTGGACTTTGGCTAAATTTTTACCCATTTTTACCTCTTATTCTTGTATATATAAATATCTAAAAATAAATTAAACCTGTGATTTGATTGATTGGAGCAAATGCGCCTGTGAATTTATATGTTTTTCCTTTGTACTTAAACACTATTCCTTCACTTGGAACAATAGCTTTTGTCCCACCAATCGTATTTAACTTATCTAATTGTAATTTCAATGTATTTAATTTCTTAATATCACCACCACTTTTTACAGTTGATATGGCTTTACTTAAATTTTTCTTTATATTTT